GCCGTGGACCGTCGATGCGGAAACGCTACAACAGGCGCTAAGCCTCGCGCAGCAAAGCCGCACGGGAGTTAAGGCCCGATTCACTCACCCGAACATGTCCAGCGACGGCATGGGATCGTACCTCGGACGCTGGGCGAACTGGCGGATTGAGGGCGAAACACTCCGGGCAGATTTGCACATCGCAGATGCGGCGTTCACCAGCCCACAGGGCGACCTTGGTAATTATGTCATGGATCTTGCGGAAGCCGATCCGGGAGCGTTTGGCGTGAGTCTGGCGCCACGAAATGACACCCCCAATCTGCAGGCATTCGAGCGACGTGAAAACCCAAAGCCCGACGAACGCTGGCCGATTCGGATGACAGCCCTCCGCGCGGCTGACGTTGTCGATGAGCCTGCAGCAACTCGCGGCGGATTCTTCTCTCTCGATGCCGATCTTCGGAATCTTCCAGCGCAGGCAACAGCCTTACTCAACACCTATTTTGGCGACGCAGAACCCGACGTGGTCCGGGCGCGAATCGCCGGTTTCCTGGACCGCTATTTTTCAATGAAAGGGCAGCCCGTGGCAGCCGAATCAACCACCGAAATAATTACCGAAACCCCGGCTGCTCCTCCAGCACCTCCAGCCGATCTGTCGGCAATTGCGGCCCCGCTCATTCTAACACCAACTGCAGACCTCGCCGCGGCTGAGCGCACGCGATGCAAACAAATCCGGGCGCTCTGTGACCTCGCTGGAGCTGGCGACAGGTTCAACGCTTTTGTCGATGCTGGATTCTCAGTTGAGCAGGCGCAGTCGGCACTGAAAGAGCTGATGGGACACCGCCAGCCACAACTCAGCAACGCGCCGGAGATGCCAGCAGATCCAGACGTAAAGTACCGCAACGAATACCAGCAGCATTCGCATCTGCTGAGTGTGACGGAAGGCGAGTATATTCGCAGCCGTCGCATTGATGATGGCTTGCAGCCTCTGCGGAAGTGACGCAGTAGCTACTCCAGTTTCATTCAATCCGCAAAGGAGAACAGACAGTGGCAGTAACCGCAAATCAGGTGGTTTTTATGCAGAGTGCGGGCAAGCTGAGTCGCTGCAAAGCGGCAGCCGTCAACCTGTATCAAAATACTATCGCATTCTGGGATGCGTCCACCGGATTCATCACCAACGACGACAATGGCGGGGCCAACGCCTTCGCGGGCATCGTCTACCAGCAGTGCGACAACTCCGGCGGCAGTGCCGGGGATAAAGAGGTTGAACTGTGGACCGAAGGCGTCTTCCGGCTGACGGGCACCAGTTTCACTCAGGCGACTGCCGGTGACCTCATTTACGCATCCGACAATTTCACGATCACTGCCAGCAGCAGCAGCACAAGCCGAATTGGTCGTGCCGTGAACTTCGTTTCCGCCACTCAGGTTGATGTGGCAATCGACATCCTCGGCTGATTCGTGATCGGCTGACGCAACCGCATACACTCGTTTTTGGAGGTTTTCACAATGGCTCTCGATTTGGCATCCGCACAAATCAAACTCCGCGACCTGACGGCAAAATTTGACAATGGTGTCGTCGCCGCAACCCCATTTTACCCGCAGGTTTGCTTTCAGGCGACCAGCAGCCGCAGCAGTGAAAAATACGGCTGGATCGGCAACAGTCCAGGCGTGCGAGAGTGGCTCGGCGAGCGACAGTTTTCGGAACTCCGCGCCGCGAACTTCGTCATTGACAATAAGCACTGGGAAAACTCGGTGCTCATCAAGAAAACCGACCTGGCCGATGACAACCTCGGGCAGTACGCACCACAGCTTGAGCAACTCGGCATTGAGGCCGCACACCACCCTGACGAGTTGTTTTTCAACGTGCTCGAACTTGGTGAATCGACTGCCTGTTTCGATGGCCAGTTCTTTTACGACACGGACCATTCGTGGGGCAACTCCGGAACCCAGTCGAACGACATCACCAGCACTGTCGTAAGTACCAGCGCCCCGACTGTTGCGGAAATCAAGACCGCGATCCGTGCGATGATCCGGAAGATGGTCTCCTTCAAGAACGACCAGGGCAAGCTCTATTACCGGCCCACAATCGGCCGGATGAACGACTTCATTTTGCTTGTGCCGTTGGCGCTGCGCGACCTCTGTTTCGATGCACTCGAAAGCGAACTGCTGAGCAACTCCAGTAACGTCGTGATTGACCGCCCGCAGGTCGTCGCCAGCCCGTACCTGAGCAGTGACGTGAAGCTCTTTCTGTTCAAGACAGGCGAGCCGGTCAAGCCATTTGTCTTCCAGTCTCGTGAGCCTCTGTCTCGGCAGATGAAGGGCATGGACGATCTCGAAACAAAGGACGTCAAATTCATGACGGAGGCCCGCTACAACGTGGGCTACTTCGCATGGTGGACCTCGGTGCTGTGCACCCTGACCACGTGATAAATGGCGGTTGAGCAACCCGGCGGGCGACGGCTTGCCGGGGCTGACCGGGTGCCGCCACACCCGGCAGCATTTCTTTTGGCGGCGGAGAAATGACAGTGGCAACCACGTACAAAGTTACTCTCGGATCGGCAGCAGTTGGCGAGCGCAAGGACAAGCGCGAGCGGCATTTTCAAACGCGACTGAGCACTGGTAAGCGGCTGCAGGTGGTGGCATCTGAGCCCACAACCGTGATCGTCAATGATGTTGACGCAAACACACTACAGAGCCTCGAAAGCAAGGGTTATATCCAGATCGAGGAAGTGCAGGTGGCACCGCAGAATCAGAGAGCGGCCCGATGAGCCTCCGCGATCAAATGGCTGTTGATGCCTGTGCAATCCTCAACACGGACGAGTTGGGCGAGCGTGCCACGTGGGCGAAGTCCACTGGCAGCAGCCTTCCGCGTACCGTGCGAGTGATTGAGCAGCCCGACAGGCAGACGATCCGCAGGGCACACATCTGGACCGCGGCAGAAGGCACGACGGTTTCCGCCGGGGATCTATTCACAGTCAAGCGCGGGGCCGTGTCAACGGTTTGGCGTGTCCTGTACAGCGACCCGGCAGAAACGGCAATGCAGCGGCATTACTGCCATCAGCAACTCACCGAATTCATCACACTCCGCAGGCGTCGGCATTACACCACGCAGGCGAAGGCAAAGCAGTCGGCAATCACCACAGAGGCCGGAAGCATCCGGGCGAAGTGGTTCACCTCGTCGGCAGATATGCAGGTGACGGAAGACGGCAAGCGGCGCGGCATGGAGACCGAGTTTTACTGTCTGATCGAAAGCCTGCTCGACATCTCCGCGGTGGATACTGTTGTGGATGCTGGCGGCAAAGCTTTTAGAATTGAGCGGCTGGAAAACCAGTTCAGCCGCATTGATCTTCCCTATCTGATTTGCAGGCGCTCAGACACGTGAGCGTCAAAGTAAAAAAGAAAGTAGACCGCAGGCCAGAACTGATGCGGAGTCTGGAGACCGCAACAGGGAAAGCTTTGCAGCATGCCGCAACGCTCTGTAAGGGCGTGGCGCGGCAGTTAGTGAGCAAGCGTTATCAGTTGACAAAGGAAGAGCGCGATCGAAAGAACGCGAAACAGCGAAAGCGGCGAGCTGAGGAACGGGAGCGACGCGAGGCAATGAAGCCGCAGCAGCAAACGCCATCAGCAGCCGCAAAGGCCGCACGCAGTCGTGAGCGACGGGCAGAGATGCAAAGGCGAAGACGACAGCGAGCACGTGACGCAATGGAAAACACACAGGATTGAGACGTGGCAAAGAGGCGCCGAAAATCACAATTCGCCAAACTGCGGGCAAGGGCTAACAAGGCCGTCGCTCGCAAGGTGAAGTCGGTGCGCAAACAAGTTCGCAAGCGTGTTCGTCGCGCTGAGCGTTTCCTGCAGTCCAATAGCCTTGCAAGAACTGCAAAGCGAACCAGCAAGCGGGTGACGCGACAGACAAAGCGAAGCCTGAAAGCCAGCATTAAGCAATCGCGGCGACTGCTCAAAAAGTCCGGCAAACTCCGACGGCAAACAGTGAAGGCAGTGCGACAGGCTCGCAAACGCACCAGCAAGGCGATTGTTGGGCTGCGGCGCGAATATCGACGGCGGCAGCGCGATAAAGTACAGCGGCAGCGTGCAGCCAATAAGGCACTGCGAGCGGAGCAAAGGCAGTACGGCAAATTGGCCTTGACTGCAGAGGCAGACCTGTCGGCAGCAACAATCCGGCCAGCATCTGACCGCAGCGGGGCAAGTCTTCCTGGTGAGCCTCCGCGCATGCGCACAGGGAAGGGCCGCCAGAGCATATCTGCGGAGTTGCGGGCAAAGGGCCGAAAGATCGAGGCCCGGACGTTTGTTGATAAAAAACAGGCTCCTTACATGGCAATGTGGGAGTTCAGAAAGGACGGCAAGCAGCGACCATTTTTGAAGCCTGCTGTGGAGGATAATTTGCACTTGTTCGGCCAGGCTGTCGGTTCATCACTGAGGCAGACACTGAAGAGCACCGGCGGCAAGAAGAAAGCGACGGTGCGATAATGAGCAGCACCGGAATCGACAGAGTCCTCGGCGAATGGTGGGCAGCGACAGACAGCCTCGCGGCAATAATTCCGCCGGATAGGCTGGTGGCAGAAATCGACGCACGCGAAGAGGGCGAAGACCGCGACGACGACGAAGACGGCTATTTCGATGAGACTGTTATTTTCGACGTTAGCACAGAACCAGCATGGCGGACGAATTCCGCGCAGGGCTGGCGGTCACTGGTGACTCTGTCGGTTCTCTCAATCGACTACGACGTCAGTAAGCAGATTGCGGCGGAGATCGTGGCTCAGTGGGCAAATCAGAGCTACACAGGCACGGCCAACAGTATCACCTGCTGCAAGCCATCCGGAGCAATCACGACCACACAGGATGAGGCCACGGGCGTCTGGGAAACCGCGGTTCGATTTGATATGTGGCATCAGGGGGCAGTCTAATGGCAGACATCAGCGTGACCGCTGCGAGCATACAAAAAACAACCTCGACACTTTGGGCGTTGGGCATCGCCGGGGCCACGATCACAGCAGGCCAGCCGGTCTATGCAGACGCCACTGACAGCGGCAAACTGAAGTTGGCAGATGCGGACGTACTGGCAACATCAAAGGCCGTCGGCATTGCCTTGCACGGCGCCGCAAGTGGCCAGCCTTTGCAGTATGCAACTGGCGGCACGCTGACATTCAACGCAGCTCTGACGGCTGGTCAAGTGTATGTAGTGAGTACAACGGCCGGAGGCATCGCGCCTGTGGCAGACATGGGGGCTGGTGACTTTGTCACAGTGCTCGGAATCGGAACCAGCACCACAGTGCTGAAAATCGGCATCATTCAATCCGCAGTTGCGAAAGCATAAGGAGCTTAAACAATGCCCGCAGGAACACCGTTTACTGGCAAGTCTATGACCCTCAAGACGGGCAGCCCAGCAGCGGCGCTTGACCACGTCGGGAGCTGGGAGGTGACCATCGGCGGCGCGTCAGGAAAGTACGCCAGCAACTCAACAGCAGGCTGGCGGAAGACCACTATTGGTGTGGGCGAGTGGTCTGGCAAGATGACCATTATGCTACACGACGGCGGCGGGCAACCGCTGGCCCGTGGTGACGAGGTGGCCGCACAGTTTCATGCCGATTCTGACGACTACATTAGCGGCACAATCGTAATCACAGAGGTGGGGCCGATCACGCTGGACGCCGATTCAGGCGACCCGGTGGCAATCGACTACGCCTTTGACGGACAGGGTGC